GGAGTATCCCCGTCTTCGAGTGTGGTCCCCGCTTTTCTAAGCAGGTACCTACCTCGTGATGAAGACAAATGGGGACCTCCTCGTTTCTTGAGACACAGGGACTACCAAAACAATTTCACAAAAATTCAAAATCGCATGACCATCATGGATCCAAAATCATGGATTGGGCAGCGAACGATTATGTGTACCCTCTCATCTTACTCATTCCTCCGGAATTGAAGAAGAAGGGTGCTAAGATTTCGTTTTTTGAAGCTGTGAATGGTGTGATGGACAATCGATTCGTTTCGAAAGTCGACATCAACACCTCAGGTGGTCCTGGTTTTCCGAAGAAGAAAGAGATTTTCTGGAGAGAAGAATCCACCCTCCCACTAGAATGGGACCCGACCGTGGAAGAAGAGACGATGCGCTTGATTTCCGATCTTGAATCGGGAGTCATGGTGTATCCCCGCGTCTCCACCGCTCTGAAAGATGAGATCGTCGTGAAGGAAGAAATTCTGGGAAAGCGAAAGGTGAGAGTATTTTATATATTCCCTACACACTTTCTCATGGCTGGAAAAATGCTGTTCGCACGTTTGAATACGTTCTTGCATGCTGTTCCTGCCGTTTCAGGTCTCATGGGCGGAATGAATCACACAACCGAGGACTGGGGTGAATTGATGAATCTCCTCACGCAAAAGAAGTACAAGATGGACACTGACTATTCAGGTTTTGATACCAGTCAGGGACCACAGACTTTCTTAGGCGTAAAGGAGGTTCTCATTGCACTCCTTCCTGCTCTAGGTTACACACCAGAAGAAGTACGAGCTTGTCTCGCGTACATCGATTGTATGCGTGACGCTGATGTCGAGTATAACTTAGCATTAGTCTCGTTTTACGGTGTTCTCAAATCTGGAGTGTGGATTACTCTGTTGGTGAATGGGGTTGTGAACTCGCTATTGTGGCGTTGCGCGTACCGAATTATGCACGCAGACGTAGCGGACAAAGACATGATCCCTTTTCTGAAACAATGCTTTTTGGCTGTCCAGGGTGACGATGCAGACTTTGCAACGGATAACCCCCTGATCACACCGGAACGCGTTCAGACGACATTCGCCTCTTTCAACATGAAAATCACCCCTGGAGGGAAGGATGGAGGGTTGTCTTATCAAGAGATTGACAAAATCGTCTTTTGTAAGAGGACCTTTCGTCCCACTCTCTGGAGGGGTCGAAGATTCATTGAGTCCCCCTTGGATTTGGACAGCATCTGGAAGCCAATCTACTGGAAACTATCCGACATAAACGAGTTGGATCACTTCTTAGGAAATGTGACCCCATTCATGTTGGAAGTTTCTAGGCATCCGGAAGATGTGTTCGAAAGGGAAACAGCAAAGTTGCGAAAGGCTTTGCTCGCAAGCGGAATAGGAGACGAGATCAAAGAAATCCCCGAATGGGGCTACGATTACTGGATTAATCGTAGATTAGAAAAAATTTTTAAGGACGTTGAAGATGATCCTGGAGAGGCTATTTCCTCCGAAAGAAGATCTTTGGACGGTTAGCGTGATAATCCGCGCCGCCCTTGTATATTCAGTTCTACTGTACCTCTAATCGTTGTACAATAATACATTTTATGATTACTACACAAATACAAAACACAACACTTAAAAACGAAGAACCCATGGATGAGAACGTCGCCTTCCAATCCGTGGAACCCGGCTGGGTCTCTGGAGAGAGATCTAGCCAAGACCCGACGACAAAGATAGTGAATGATCCTTATGATTCTCACAATTTCCTGCAAAGACCCGTATTAATTTATACACGGGAATGGATTCCCATGGAAAATTTCTATGATGTGATAGACCCCTGGACCGCAGTCTGCGAAGACGCGAGGGTGAAATCTCGACTTGAAAATTTCATGAACATGAGATCCGACTTGGAAATTAGAATCGTTCTCAATGGTGGACCATTTTACTCCGGTCGATTAATCGCGTCCTATTTGCCTTTTGGCGGACAGGATTCGATATTTCTTGACACTGGAGCGAATGATTTATCATTGATCAATTTACATCAGATGCAGCACGTCATGTGCGATCCCAACCCTAGTGAGGGAGGAGAATTACTTGTACCATTTCTCCATCCCAATCACTCCCTACGCATACCCGATAATGGGTGGAATCAATTAGGAAGACTGATTGTAACACCGTTTAATGAGTTGAGACACTCAAACGACGGAACAGTCCCTGTTTCCATATCCATCTTCGCCATGCTCAAATCACCCAAATTGAACGGGACGACGGAAGCCGTCCCTCAATCGAGTGAGTATGGTATCATATCGGGACCAGCCAATATTATTGGCAAGGTTGCAGGTGCATTGAAAGATGTTCCTGGAATTGGTATGTATGCAAAGGCTACTGAAATGGTTGCCAAAGTAGGTGTATCCGTTGCAAAAATGTTTGGGTATTCTCGACCAAGAGAATTAGTAAGCCCTTACCACACGGATTTGGCATGTACAGATACCCCGTTCGCGGGGGGTGCATTGTCAATTACAGCAAAGAAGGAATGTCTCATTTCTCCTACTTTGATGGGCGCATCAGATGAAGACCAATTGAGTTTGGCTTATCATTCACGCAAGTGGAATTACTTGACGCAGTTCGAGTGGTCCACGACAGACGGACCTGGAACCATGTTGTTCAATATGGGGGTTAATCCCCTACAAGGAGCACTGGCAGGTAATGTCTTACAACTAACCAATCAAGGTTGGATTGCCAATTTATTCCAATCTTGGCACGGAAGTGTCGAAATAATGGTTCAACCCGTAGTGTCAGCACACCATCGTGGTAGATTAGTCGTAGTTCACGACCCTATCACTGTGAGTAACACAGCGGCCCAATTTGAACAATTCAACATTGCCAATCGTGCAGTACTCGATTTGACTTGTAAAGAGTCGACCGTGTACAAATTGGGTTGGTTGCAAGATGGCAACTACCTTCCTGTGGTTTCCGAGTCCGCACAGGAATGGAGTGAAGTCATCCCGGCCTTTTCAGCTACGAGTTTCCCAGCTCGTGCTTCAGATAATGGCCAATTCGGAATTTTTGTACTCAATCAGCTTACGGCTCCTTCGGAGTTCGTCCAAATAACCAGAGTAAACATTTATTTCCGATTATGTGAAGACTTTTCATTCCAAGACCCCACCCAGGAGAGGATTAATGGATTAACCATCAATGGTGATCCATTTGGTCCCGACATTCCGGGCGGGAGTCTTCTCACTCCTGACGAATCGCTCGACTTAGAACCGATTCCAACTAATGTTACAACCTTCACCTCTAACGTTATACCAGCCGAGTTTGGATTATGGAATTCACAAAATTTCAGACAAGGCATTGGTGTCAATAACAATATCAGAGGCATCCTTATCGATGGCAACGTCACATACGAAGGGATGTTTACCCCAGAAGCGGCAGGATTCTTCCTACCCTTCTTTTATGAAGGTACTTCTGTATCATTAACCGTGCAAGGAACGGGGACTGGAGACAGTGACTATTTTACTAGACACAGTTTGGATAACTTTCCAACTACCATTACCAGTGGAACACCAGTGACGGAGTTCACTTCTACTGGAATTGGAGGGGAAGCTACAGCAACATTTCTTCCAACAACCCCATTCTTTCGCATAACATCCAAC